GGTCATCCCCAAATTAGTAACTGCAGCTATGAAAGCTTACGACACTATGCAAGAGAAAACACCTGCAGAATATGATGTGTCAGTTAAGTTTGGTGAATACGCTTCACCTGGATTCGATAGTACGGTAGAGGTTGTTGGAAAAGCTAAATCCTATGGAATTATGAGCACTGAGAGGTGTGTGTCTGAGTTATATGGTGACACAATGACGGAAGAAGAGCAGACAGAGGAAGTCGCAAGGATTAAAGCTGAAAATAGTACCGCAATAGATGAACCGCTGGTTAAGCAGGATGGTACTGACAACGAAGAGGAAGGTGCGGGCAATGGAGATAATGAGACAGCTAGTTGAGATATCTAAAACATTATGTAGAATTCTCATTATCATAATAAGAGGTGATCATCATGAATGATTACGATGTTGGCAGCATAATGCAAGATATGGAAATAGATCTAATTCGTTCCATGAGAAGAAACCTTGGTGCCCATTTAGCCTGGGAAAAACAAGAAGGCTTTAAGTGGGAGCAATGGCAGGCCAAGAAACTTCGAGAGTTAAGAAAGTACAAAGCACATAATCAATCTATTATGGCCAGCTATAGTAAGAAATTAGATAAGGCCACAAAAGCCGATTTAAGAGAGCAATTTCTTGAAGGTGGTAGAAAAGTTGATAAGGAAGTATCTAGGGTTATTCAAAAAGGATATAGCTTAGTCAGAGGAACACCTGCAAATGATTTCTTCCAGGATAGCAATAAGAAACTAGACTCATTAGTCAAGAGTATTAATCAAGATATGGCAAAGGCACAGAATGCCGCACTCAGACAGATGGATGATGTGTATCGTAAGATAATATTTAAAACAGAAGCATTTCTTGGTAGTGGAGCTATTACTGTTGATAAAGCAATTGATATGGCCACAAAGGATTTTCTTGAAAAGGGTATAAATTGTATTAAATATGCAGATGGTAAAAACGTTAACATAGCTTCATACTCACGCATGGCCGTAAGAACTGCTAATAAAAGAGTTCAACTAATGGGTGAAGGGGAGCGCAGAAAACAATGGGGCATTAGTTTAGTTATCGTGTCTCAATATTCTGCATGTTCCCCAATATGTCTTCCCTTACAAGGAAGAATATATATTGATGATGTATATTCAAGAGGAAAGCAAGAAGATGGTCCATACCCATTATTATCTTGGGCTATCGCAAATGGTTTGTTTCATCCTAACTGCAGACATACTATGAGTACTTATTTTGAAGGTATAAATGAAGAGCCAGATTTTATGAGAAAGAGTGAACTTGGTGATGATTACGAAAATGCGCAAAAACAAGCAGTTGCAAATCGGAACATACAAAAGTATACCAGACTTAAAGAGGGTTCTTTGGATCAACAGAATACAAGTAAGTATAATGACAAGATAAAAGAGTGGAAAAACAACTTAAAAGCTATTAAAAATTCACAAGGTATAGCGGCTAAATCTGCGCGCAATACAAATACGCCAGTATATTATAATCCTGAAAACGATTATTCTATTAAATTAGATGGATATTCTAAACAGGTTAACGAGGGGCTATCGTCTGCAATTGAGGATGTAGCTGAAAAAGGCAGTAAGGATGGATTTGAGCATATGCATCTGGTTAACCTTGAAGATGGCACGTTAGAATATTATGAAACAAACAACGAACCAAATAGCGTTGGAGAAAAAGGGTTTTGGGATTATGTTGATAATAATCAAAATAAGAAATATGCATTTGTACATAACCATAATACAGCAAGCTCCTTTTCTGAAAATGATATCATAACTCTTTTAACTACTGAGAATGTACCAGTTATGATAGCTGTCAGAAATGATGGTATAAAATACTTTGCAGAAAGAAAAACGGACGCAATTAAAAGCATTTGGTTTGATGAATTATATAAAAAAGATTTAGAAGAGTTGAATGTTTTATCTAGAAATGGTAAAATAAGTGGAGACGAAAGAAGTCAAAAAAGAGAACAGTTAATTGTTAATAATTTACTTAAAGATTTCACAAAAGGAAAGGGGCTTGTTGAGTTTGATGGCAGAAAAGTTTGATAATTGGGCTACACCAGGAATGAAAGAATACCCTTTTTGGAGAGAGGATATGCAATCGGAAGAATTTGATAAAGAAAGAGAATATTATTTAAAAAATTATTTCGAACTATTTAGAACGGGTAAATACGTACCTCTGTGGAAACAGAATAAAGAATAATGCCATCTATCGTAACGGTAGGTGGTATTTTTATACTCAAAATTAGGCATCTAGTAAACTAGGTGCTTTTTGTTAGTTGTTACATTATATAGTAGATAGTCGACAATAATGTGGGTTTCAAAAAGAAAGTATAAGACCCTAGAAAAATAGCCGACCTTGAGATGCAGATTCAAAGTCAGCGGGAAATGAAAAATAATATTTGATATGACGTAGAGAGTTATAATTTAATCAATAAATATAGGTCTACAGACCAATACAAACCTTAAAAAATGCAATTCCAAAATCTGTTTTGGAAATAAGTTTTTTCTCAATTTCAATATTGTATCCATAACGTACACTTGGTATAGAAACATCATAATTGTAGGTGGCTGTATTTGTAATAGCGGAATACAGAGTATCATCCTTGTAATATCCATCTGATGGTATTTCAATTAGATTGAGTCTTTTAAGGTTTTCTATTGAACGACTTAAATGTTCTCGAGAAGCAATTTCAATTTTAGTAAAATTATAAAACCAATAAGTATAACTACCATTTGATTCAATTTTTTTTACGTTTATTAAAGGGTTATCTGGTAGTAGCATCATAATTTTAAATAATTTTGCATCTAAGGGCGATAGCTGTTTGCCAATTTCTCCAAACGCTGGATGTACATAATCCGCTAGGTCAATATTTAATGAATTAGCTATTAGAGTTGAAAATAAATTGCGTAACTCAGAGGAGCTAACACAGTATTTTGCATATTCCAATGCAGGACATACCTTTTGGATATCAGGTTCAATTCTCTTATTAGTTGGAATTGCATTAATCTTATTATTAAGTTCTTCATTAAACAACTCTAAATCATTAGAGTACTGGAGTTTCCTCTTATTAGCTGCTTGTGATATACCCCCAAATACTAAATACCAACAATCTGCTAAAGTTTGTCCAACATTATTGGTTGGTTTGTCAGTTAAGTTTTTAACAGCATTATCAATGCTTGGAGGTAATTCGAAATTTATTAATGCGGCTTTTGTAACATTTTCAGACATATCATATTCTCTTTTCGTAATTATTTCAACTCCCCAGTTGATAAGGAGATTATATCATTATAGTTTAAAATTTAAAAGTAGATTTAAAAGAAAGGATAGGTGATATTTCTATTTGCTAAAAGACCCGTAGTAGGGTCTTATTTTTATGCGTCCGTAATGACCTAAAACTAATCCACCGGACGAGACCGGGATAACGAAGCGAAGGAGAGAATTATTATGACAAAGGAACAATTTATCGCGTTAGGCATTACTGAGGACCTAGCAACAAAAGCAGCAACAGAATCAGCGACAGAACTTAAGAGCTACATCCCAAAACATAGATTTGACGAAGTATCAGAAGAAGTTAAAACCCTTAAAGGTACCGTTAAAGAAAATGAATTAGCTCTAGAAGGACTAAAGAAGTCGACAGGTGATTCAGAGGCTCTCATGAAACAGATTGAAACCCTTCAGGAAGACAACAAGACCAAGGATGGACAGTATCAGAAAGACCTTAATGAATTAAAACTTAACAATGCTATTAAGTTAGCGATTGCTGGCAAGGTACATGATGAAGACATTGCCGCCGGGCAATTTGATAAGACTAAGTTGATTCTGGGTGATGACGGTAAGGTTACTGGACTTGAGGATCAATTGAAAGGACTTCAAGAAAGCAAGAAATTTTTATTTAAGGATGGAACACCTGAGAATAAACCAGGATTCGTTCCAATTGGTGGAAACCCACCAGGAAGCAACACACAACCAGGGCAGAGTCCTAGCATGAAAGATGTTATTGCGGCTCAAATACAAGCCCAACAAACGAAAGGATGATTAAATTATGGCTATTACATTAGCAGAGGCAAGTAAGAACGTACAGGACGCTTTACAAGCAGGAGTAATTGATGAGTTCCGTAAATCTAGTTGGATTATGGATCATATTACTTTCGATGATGTTGTTTCGCCAGTAGGCGGCGGTGCAACCATGACATATTCATATGCCAGATTAAAGACACAACCTACAGCTGGATTTAGAGCAGTTAACAATGAGTACACAGCACAAACTGTTGAAAAAGAATTATTCCATACAACATTAAAGGTGTTTGGTGGAGCGTATGAAATTGATCGTATCATCGCAGCTATGGGTGGTATTGCATCAGAGGTTGAGTTACAACAGGCACAGAAGATTAAAGCAGCTAATGCACTCTTCAACGACACATTTATCAATGGTGATACAGCAACAGATGCAAATGCATTTGATGGTCTTGAAAAAGCCCTCGCAGGTAGTTCGACAGAATATAACGGCGCTGCAGGTGACTCAGTAATCGATCTATCTACATCAGCTTTAGTTACAGCTAATTACGCACAGTTCCTGGATATGTTAGATGAGTTCTTAACAGGTTTAGATGGAACACCTTCGTTCATTGGTGGTAATGCAAAGTTGATTGCAAAAATTAGAGCCTGTGCAAGACGTGCGTCGATGTATCAAACATCTCTGAATGCATTCGGGCAACAGGTTGAATCTTATGGAGTTATTCCATTTGTTGATTTAGGTGCTAAAGCTGGAAGTAACACAGATGTTATTGCTACAGATGTATCAACTGGTCTTACTTCTCTTTATGTAGGTAGATTAGGG